ACTTTGAAAAGTTCTAGTTTAGCTTCGTTGCGTGTCATGTTGTGTTCCTTTCGAGAACGTTGTTTAATTGTTATACTAGTAGTATATACTAAGTATCGTCAAAAGTCAATAGCAATCTTAACTATTTTCTGAAATAATTCTAATTAATTCTGATGCATAAAAACAAACAGCATAGCCTATCATCAAGGCAATCATTGCATATCCGATTGTGTCTATAATTTTATTTAACATCTTGTATTCCTTATTAATCCTTAATTGTTATATACTAAGTATATACTATATATCGTCATTTGTCAATAGATACTTAACAATAATCCCAGAAAAATCTTATTTATTTTCTTAATGAGACTTATTCTCAATAACGAAAAAACGCCCCCTCATTTTTCTTGTCCAAACGTAAAATATCATATTTGTATACCCACTTTAGTCTCTTCTCATGTAAAAAAGGCCGCCGGTAGTTTTAACTTCAGACTTTAGTTAACGCCTCTTCTCTGTTTTTGCCGGGGTGGTTCAAACACAATTCACCAACGCCAATATATATGTATTACCCAAACCTAGCCCCTCACGCTTCTTTCGTTGTTTTTGCCACTTACGTGTGTCTTTTAAGGACGTGGAGTGTATAATAAAACAGTTAGATTAATGAAAAAACAATCCAATTGAAGGCAGATAAGCAATGAGTACTAATAATAACTGTAAAAAGAACTGTAGAAGCGTTGAAGCTGAGATGAATGTAAAAGCAACTGCAAGCCTTCAACAAGAGGTAGAAGAAGAGCTGAGTGCAGAAGATAAAAGCTTAGCTGAGTTACTATCTCAGAATGAAACGGAAAATGAAGAATAAGTTCACAAATGGAGCGGTAGAAGCAGGACAAGTTGAGTCTCTTACAAGAATTGAGTTAACTGGTTGCTGCTCCCTTCAGGAAAAGGATGAGTTATTCAAGGATATCGCTTGCGAAGATACATGCTTCTCACAAGTGTTTGGATTTGAACACAGATTCTTATACGTAATTGAAGCTATCGACGAAAACGAGGTCGTCGCATCTGAGAAAGGCCTCGGATATATAGAGCAGGAAGACGATAAGATTTTCCTAATTAGAGAGACACCTCTTAGTTTTGCTGAAGACGGAGATATAAACAACTATAAGGAGGGTGATTCGCCCCTTATATTCCCGTATCACGAATATGTACGTATTTTTTCTTATGTTCCCAAAAACGTACATGAAATGCTCGCCACGCCCTACTCTGTACTGGCATCTATCAGTCCCCACGCACCTTCTCCGGTTATTTTAGAAGAAAATACGTTACTAGGAAGAAAAGATGACATCGTACAGGCTATTGACAAGGAAGAACTCGTAGAAATCATGGAACTTAACGATGTTGTTAAGGAATCCATAGAGAAAACACAAAAACAGCTAACTCTCAAGACAAGAAGGCTTGATTTATCTAGAAAGAACTCTTTTTTGTCTAGCCCGTACATTCTATTGAAGCCCGACGCTTATGATAACTCTAACACGCCCCCTTCTTTAATCGGAACGTTATTTTATAATACAGAGTTAGGTAAATTACAACTATTTGATGGAAACAGATGGAGAACTATTAAATTTGAGGATGAAGATTAATGTACGTACCCTCAAACATGACAGAACAACAGGTTATTGACCAAATAGAACTAGTTGTTGGTAGAATCGCCCCTAAGTACACATTCTATGGATACGAAAAAGACGATCTCAGACAAGAAGCATTTATTATCTGTATGGAAGCTCTTCCACGTTATGATGAATCTCGCCCCCTAGAAAACTTTCTATCCGTACATTTATCTAATCGTCTCAAGAACTTTGTTAGAGATAATCACTTTACCAAAGACGAAGAACAAAAAGCAAAGGTCGTAATGCCCGGCCAACTTACTAACGAAGAATACTTACTTGATACACACGAGGAATACGTAGAAGACCTTGACTGTAAACAAATGTCCAAGGTATTAGATATTAAACTACCAGCAGAATATAGATCAGATTACCTAAAGATAATCAATGACGTATATGTACCTAAAAAACGTAAAGAGGAAGTACTTTTTATTATACAATATATATTAGAGGAACAGGGTTATGAAGAGGGGTAGACTATCTAACGATGAGGCCCGTTATATTACAGATAATGCTAAAGATATCTCAGTAGAAGAAATAGCAGCAAATCTGGAACGAGACCCTACAACCATTGAGAACTTTATTAAAAAGAATTTAAAGATCGGGTTGTCAGAATTTGAGCAGGCAGCTTATGATCTTGAGGACAGACCATATTGGATAGAGCTGAGACAACAGTTTTCACAAGATGAACTTGAATTGTTTAAGTATCACTGGGGGCGAATCATCAGTCAGTTTAAAGATGATGTGTTTCCAACCGAAGAGTTACAAGTTGTGGATGTAATTAAACTTGAGCTCCTAATGAATCGGGGCCTCAAGCAGAACAAATCGAATATAGATCAAATTACGGCGTTTGAGGAGCTGGTGCGCACGGAGAGGGCCACAGACCCCGACCAGCAGGATAGAGACTACATACTGAACCTAGAGCGTCAGATCGCCTCTCTGCGCGCCGCACAGGAATCACTAAATAGAGACTACAGAGATTTACAAACCAAGAAGAGCGCAATGCTCAAGGAAATGAAGGGGACGAGAGAGCAGAGGATTAAACGTCTGGAAGATTCAAAACAGAGTTTTGTCGGCTGGGTTACTCATCTCATGCAAAATCCGAATTTGACCCAACAGTATGGGTTGGAGATGGAGAAGATGCGATTAGCTATGGAAAAAGAGAAGGGCAGACTCAGTAATTTTCATCAATACGAGGATGGTCAAGTGGATCAACCGTTTCTAACACCAGATACAGTTAAGGATTAATAAATGAAAGCGATTATTTTCGGAGTAACCGGACAGGATGGAAGTCACCTTGCGGACTTATTGTTATCAAAAGATTACGATGTAGTTGGGGTAGCTCGTCGTTCCAGTGTGGACACTACCCTAAGAATCAAGCATCTTTTAGAAAAATCTAATTTCAGTCTGGTGCATGGAGACATTACAGATGCGAGTAGCGTAATAAATATCTTACGCAATGACTCTGATGTAAACGAAGTTTATAATCTAGCGGCTCAATCGCATGTAGGCGTCTCTTTTAAGCAACCCGGACTAACTTGGGATATAACTGGAAAAGGATGCTTAAATATCTTACAAAGCATTGTGGATCTAGGTATGGACTGTAGGTTCTACCAAGCCTCATCAAGCGAGATGTTTGGTGATTCATACGATGTCGATGAAGAAGGTAATAAATACCAAAATGAAGAGACTAAGTTCTTGCCGCAATCACCATATGCTATAGCAAAATGTGCAGCACACTATCTTGTAAGATTGTTCCGAGAAGCCTATGGCTTACATGCAAGTGCCGGAATTCTATTTAATCATGAAGGAGAACGTCGTGGAGAAAACTTCGTGACCCGAAAGATTACAAAATGGATTGGAGATTGGAGCAAAACAGGCTACGATAAAAATTTTCCGAAACTCCGTTTGGGTAACTTAGATGCGTTTCGGGATTGGGGTTATGCAGGCGATTATGTAGAAGCCATGTACCTTATGTTACAAGAAGATGTTGCGGACGATTATGTAATATGTACCGGAAAGACATATACGATTAGAGAGTTCTTAGACGAAGCATTTGGATATATCAATATAGATGACTGGAGCGAACACGTAGTTGTAGACCCTGAATTTTACAGACCAGCAGAGGTAGACTATTTACGTGGCGATTCCTCAAAAGCCAACAACAAGTTGGGATGGACTGCGAAAAATGATTTAAAAGGTCTGGTCACGATCATGATGGAGCATGACCTGAATGAAGAACTATAGAGTAGAAATGGATCTCAGCATAGTGATACCTCAAATAAGAGAGTATCGAATATATGAGTATAATAGCGAAAAGCCTATTGTATTTGTAGAGGCTAAAGATCCAGACGAAGCTTGCTTCAAAGCTACTCATAGACTATTGCAAATGATACTTAAACAAAAGGACACGGCGGAAACAAGAGATCTATGTAAGGAAATTAAAAAAGATATAATTGTGACTAAGGTATCAACGAAATGAGAAGAAATTACCAAGACCCTGTTTATAAAGAGTGGAGAACTAAAATATATAAACGGGATAAATTTAAATGCCAGATGCCGGGATGTGATTCGAGATACCGACTTCAGGCGCACCATATTAAAAAGTGGTCTAGTGCCGCTATATTGAGATACGATGTTGAGAATGGCATAACTTTATGTCGCACTTGCCATGAACATATTACAGGTCATGAGCAAGCTTACGAAACATTGTTTTATCAAATAGTTAGAGAAAATGGCAAAAAATAAAAGCTTCAAAGTAATAAAAGATACTAGAGAGCAAGAAGGATATTATTTTAGCGAGTACGGAACATGCTTAGGCATGGTCGAAAGAAAGCTAGACACTGGAGACTATAGCATAGAAGGTCTTGAAGACTTGATATGTATAGAACGCAAAGGATGCGCTGAGGAACTTGCTCAAAACTTGGGTCAGAAAAAACACGCATTTTTAAATGAAATAGAACGCATGAAGGAAATACCTCATCGTTTTATAGTGTTGGAGTTTTCACTTGAGGACTTAGTTGAGTTTCCAGAAAATAGCAGAATACCAGAGTCGCAGAAAAAGAAGTTGCGGATATCTGGTAAATATATGCTAAAGTGTTTAATGGAATTTCAGATCCGCGATAACATACATGTAGTTTTTGCGGGAAATAAATACAACGCTTTTCTTTTGGTTAGTAGTATATTCAAAAGAATAAATGAGATGTATAACAATGAATGATATTATTGAATCAATACATGGTCAAAGTATAGACCTAAAACAACGTGAGATTTATCTCCACGGTCATCATGGGCCTTTCGATGATGATCCGGGAGTTGAATACCGCATGGCTACAACGTTTATAAAAAACATAAGACATCTGGATTACTTAAAAAATGAACCAATACTTATTCATATGCACAGCATTGGTGGAAACTGGGGCGATGGGATGGCTATATACGATGCTATCAAGTTGTGCCGATCCCACGTAACGATATTAGTTTATGGTCAAGCAGAATCAATGAGTAGCATTATCTTGCAAGCAGCCGATGCTAGGATAATGATGCCCAACGCATACTTCATGTGCCACTATGGAAATAGCGGTAGCTCTGGTAATTATCTAGATACACAAAACTGGGCGAAGTTTGAAGCCAAGATACTTGAAAGCATGATAGACATATACAAAGAAAAATGTAAAAAAGGAAAGTACTTTCAGGACAAGTACCAAACCATAAACGATGACAAGGTTGTCAAATTCTTATCTAGAAAAATGAAAGATGGGGATTGGTATCTCAGCTCTCACGAGGCTGTTTATTATGGGTTTGCAGATTCAGTAATAACACATAGAAAATATGGGAGTATAACTAGCCTCAAATAATGAGTACTGAAATAAAGAATATAAACGAAGCTTGGCTAGGCCTTGAAGACATAGGTGATAATATTTTTAATCCCATGTCCGTACTTAAATCAATGGATGGGGATTATCATCTGCGACTATCTTATTTAATGGTCAAACCAGAATATTTTTCATTCCTCTGTAAGCACATTCTTAATATACAAATTCTCCCATCGCAAGCGTTAATGCTTTGTGAAATGTGGAATAGAAAATTCCCTATGCTTATTGCAAGTCGTGGTTTTGGTAAATCATTTATGCTTTCTCTATACGCATTGCTTAGAGCTCTCTTGCTCCCGAGTAGAAAAGTTGTTGTCGTTGGTGCTGCTTTTAGACAGTCTAAGGTTCTTTTCGAGTATATGGAAACTATCTGGAGAAACGCACCTATATTACGAGATATATGCAGTAACACAAGTGGCCCACGCCGTGATGTAGATAGATGTGTGATGAGAATAAACGACAGTACTGTTACCTGCTTACCTCTTGGTGATGGCCAAAAGATTCGTGGTCAACGTGCTAATGATATTATATCTGATGAATTTGCCTCTATACCTAGAGATATATTTGAAAACGTTGTAGCTGGCTTTGCAGCCGTAAGTGCAGATCCAATTGATAACGTAAAAAGACTTGCGGCAGAAAAGAAAGCAAAACAGCTAGGAGTACAACTTGAGGAAAAACAAGAAAACAAGGAAATAAAAGTTAGAGACAACCAGATTATATTATCTGGAACAGCTTACTATGATTTTAATCATTTTGCCACATATTGGAAAAAATGGAGACAAATCATTAAGAGCCGTGGAAAAGAAGAAAGACTACGTGAAGTATTTGGAGGAGAAGACGTACCAAAAGACTTTGATTGGACTCAGTACTCTATCATAAGAATTCCATATGAGCTACTGCCTGAAGGATTTATGGACGCCGCTCAAGTCGCAAGATCTAAAGCAACAGTGCATGCAGGTATTTACCAAATGGAGTTTGGAGCATGCTTTACAAGAGATAGTCAAGGCTTCTTTAAAAGATCGCTAATAGAGTCCTGTGTAATATCAAACGACAACACGATTAAAGACAGTCAGGGTAATGAAATACACTTCGAGGCTAAGCTAATTGGAGATCCTACTAAACGTTATGTTTTTGGTGTTGACCCCGCTTCTGAAGTTGACAACTTTAGTATTGTTGTGCTGGAGATAGCGCCAGACCATAGAAAAATAGTTCATTGCTGGACAACAAATAGATCTGAACACAAAGCCAAAGTAAAGAAGGGCTATGCGTCAGAAACAGATTACTATGCATATTGCGCAAGAAAGATTAGAGAACTTATGCGTAGATTTCCATGTGTACATATTGCTATGGATGCTCAAGGTGGTGGTATCGCAGTTATGGAATCTTTGCATGATAAAGATAAGATAATGGAAGGTGAAGCTGCGATCTGGCCAGTTATAGATGACGACAAGCCTAAAGACACTGACGACGAAAAGGGCTTGCATATACTTGAGATGTGCCAGTTTGCAAAATACGACTGGCTTGCGGAAGCTAATCATGGACTCAGAAAAGACTTTGAAGATAAATCAATTATCTTTCCCTTCTTTGATCCTGTCACTCTTGGTATATCAGCCGCTGAAGACGGACTTAAGGATAGGGTGTTTGATACTTTAGAAAACTGTGTCTTAGACATAGAGGAACTGAAGGATGAGCTAGCTATGATACAAATGACACAGACACCAAGTGGCAGAGACAAGTGGGACACGCCAGAAGTAGTAGTGGGAGCAGGCAAGAAGAGCAAAATGAGAAAAGACCGCTATTCAGCATTAATTATGGCCAACATGGCCGCTAGAATAATGTCTAGAACTCCCACCCCTCAAGAGTATAAATTTTATGGAGGGTTTGCTAGCCTTGACGACGACTATAAGAAAAATTCTAAAGGGGAACCATACTCAGGCCCCAACTGGTTTACCGAGCATATGAAGGATATATACTAATCTTGTGTATAATATTGTAACCATTCCAATTACATTCCAATTGATATAGAGAAACTATTATGAGCAATAATGAAAATATGATAACTTGGGGAAATGACGAAGAGAGAATGGAGGCTTTTGCTTCGCATACTGATAATGTTGACGCATACGGCGGCCTATCTAAATCTACAGGAAGTCACTATAGAAACTTTATAAATGTAGAGCCAAATCGTTCTGTCAGGCCCGGATTTAGTAGTAGGGATTATCATGCTTTCAGACCTCACGAAGCAGTTCCGCAGAGACAAAAGCGTGCGATTAAGATGTGTATGGATGCATACGACAAGGTTGGAATCATTAGGAATGTTATTGATTTGATGGGCGACTTTGGTAGTCAGGGCATTAATTTAGTACATCCAAACAAAAGCGCTGAAAAATTCTTCCAGCAATGGTTTAAGAAAGTAGATGGCAAAGAGAGATCAGAAAGATTTCTAAACAACCTATATAGAACGGGTAACGTAATTTTACATAGAAGTTACGCGAATGTAACCCCTGAGCTCAATAAGTTCATGAAGTCAATGGCGAACGACATTAAAGTCGAATTACCCTCTATAGAAAAAAACGTCATACCTTGGCGGTATAATTTCTTTAATCCTCTAAGTGTAAACGTAAAGAACGGAGACATGTCTTTAGTTCTAGGCGTGAAAAACTTCACACTTACAAGTAACACGCTGTTTGACAACTTCAAAAACGGCTCAATACCTGCTGAGGTAATGAATACATTGCCGCCTAAAGTAAAACGAAGCATAGAGCGAGGAGAAAGAGAAGTCCCGCTAGATCCTGAAAGAGTTTCTGTATTTTATTATAAGAAAGATGACTGGAGCCGCTGGGCGAATCCTATGATCTATGCTATTCTAGATGATATCATCATGTTAGAAAAAATGAGACTTGCTGACTTGTCTGCGCTTGATGGTGCAATATCCAATATTAGATTATGGACTCTTGGTAATCTAGACCATAAGATCCTACCTAATAGAGCTGCGATTAACAAGCTTAGAGATATTTTAGCAAGCAATGTTGGCGGTGGTACAATGGAACTTGTTTGGGGGCCTGAGCTAAGCTACACAGAGTCTAACAGTCAAGTTTACAAGTTCTTAGGTTCTGAAAAATACAACTCAGTTTTAAATAGTATATATGCAGGGCTTGGCGTTCCTCCTACACTAACTGGTATGGCTGGACAAAGTGGTGGATTCACAAATAACTTCATATCTCTAAAGACTCTCGTAGAGAGATTGCAATATGGACGTGAACTATTAATCAAGTTCTGGCAGCAGGAAATTGAACTTGTACGTAGAGCTATGGGTTTTAGGCGACCCGCTTATATTCACTTTGACCAAATGAGTCTTGCTGACGACGCTACTGAAAAGAACCTGTTGCTACAGTTGGCTGACAGAGACATCATTAGTCACGAAACTATCTTGGAAAGATTTAAGGAAATACCATCTGTGGAAAAAATTAGGCTTAAACGTGAGTTCAAGGACAGAGACAAAGAAGATGCTCCCAACAAGGCTGGCCCTTACCATAACCCTCAAAAAGAACATGAGCTTGAGAAGATTGGGTTACAGTCCGGCAAGGTTACTCCTCAAGACGTTGGTCTTGAAACCAGTGTTCCAGATGACATCCTTATGCCCAAGCCCGAGCCTAAAGCTCCTATCGGAGGCCCTCCAAACGAGAAGAAGAAGAAGGAAGACAAGAACGGAAGACCTAAGTTTTCAACAGACACAAAGCCTAGAAAACAAAGAGAAGAAAAGCCAAAATCTAAACCCGGCCTTGCTGAGCTGATAGTTTGGAGCCAAGAATCTTTTGACTCCATATCTAGCGTTGTAACAGACGCTTTCCTCAAAATGAACAACAAAAAGAATTTAAGACAGATAACAAAGTCTGAGTCATTTGATCTTGAAAGAATAAAGCTTGACGTTCTAACATCTATAGAACCAATGCAAGATGTAAATGAGCAGTTGATAGTTAACACTTTATCATCTGGAAAGACATGTTCTTCTGAGTTTATTAACAAGCTACTAGATGAAGGTGTTGATATTACATCTATGTCAATCAGTGCTTACAGAAAGAAAGCTGTCAGTTCATATGTAGAATTTCTTTGCAAATAGCTTTATTTAACAAATTTTCCTATTATCGTGTATACTTTTTTAGAGGTAAGACACATGAAAATCTATAAACAAGAAAAAATAGACGGCATTGCCGACTTAGTTAAGTCACAAGCCTCTGTTGCTTACTGCGCCCAAGCTTCTGTGGTGAGCAAAGATGAAGAGGTTGAACAGTCCGACGCTATCAAAAAACTGATGGCCGGAAAGAGCAATCCAGACCAGATTGATTTATATTATCTTGAATCAGTTTTGGTTTCCACTGGTTGGAATAAAAATGATGACGTATTTATGGCTCAAGCAACTTGGGAAGCCAGAAGTACACCAGAAGACAAACAGTTTAACTTTATGCACAATGAAAATGATATCATTGGACACATCACTGGATGCTATGTATTAGATCAGGATGGTAAAAAGATATCAGACGAACAACAAGATTCCCCGCAAAAATTCGATATCATAAGCGAGGCGGTGTTATATAACAGTTGGACTGATCCAGATAACAGGAATAGGATGCAGCAAATTATTGCTGAAATAGAAGAGGGAAAGTGGTTTGTTTCTATGGAGTGCCTGTTCGCAGGTTTTGATTACGCATTAGTTGACCCCGATGGTAATCATAAAGTTCTCTCTAGAGATGAACAATCGGCGTTTTTAACCAAACATCTCAGGGCCTACGGTGGTACTGGGAAATACGAAGGATATACTATAGGAAGAGCTTTGAGAAATATCTCATTTTCTGGTAAGGGCCTCGTGGCGAAACCAGCGAACCCAAGAAGTATTATAATCAATAATAATTCAACGAAAGCCTTCCATATCGAGCATAACGATGACAATAAGTTTTCTATAGGAGATTTACCCATGTCAGATAATCAAAATCTGTTGGAAACTCAGGTTGCAGGTCTTAAACAAGATCTTGTTGCCGCACAAGAAGAAAACAAAGCTATCAAAGCTAAAATTGAAGAAGCAAAAGATAAAGAATTTGCTGCTACAGTTGAAGCATTTGAAGCTGATGTTACTTCTAAGAACGAAGCCATTGCAGAACTTGAAGAGACTATTAAGTCTACTCAGGCACGCATAGCTGAGTTGGAAGATGCTCTTGCTCAATCTCAGGAAGAACTCACTACGAGTAAAGCTGAAGTTGAAGAGATGCATAAAAAAGAAAAAGCTGCTATTCGCAAGGCTGCCCTCGTAGAGGCTGGTCTTGAAGAAGAAGAAGCTACAGAATCTTTAGCTAATTTCGATGCTTTGGACGATGAAGCCTTCGATGCTGTTGTTTCTCTTATGGCAAAGAAGGGCAAGTTCCCTTTTGATAAGAAAGACGACAAAGATAAGAAGGAAGAACCAGAAGAAAAAGCAAAAAAGAAATACGCAGCTGATGAAACTGAAGCTGCTGAAGAAGAAGCAACCGATGAAACTGAAGCTGCTGAAGAAGCAGAAGCAGAATTAGAAGAAGCTTTTGAAGAAGTCGAATCTACTGAGGCTACACTTGTTGAGCCAGAAGCTGACGAACTTCAAGATACGAGAGCATCAATCGCTGATTGGATCTCGTCAAATGTGTTAAACAAGTAACTATTTTTTAGGAGAAATTTAAAATGGCTCTCAAAGCAGATAGATACGAACTCCAAACTGACATCAGCTTCTTCTACAATGCGGGTACACCTACTCGCGGTGGAGTAGTTGTTCACGGAACCGCTGGCTCTGGTGCTGCTATGGATCAAGGTGTTAACCTTGTTGAATATAAAGCAGCAATTGCAGAAGGTTCTGTTCCAGTTGGAATTCTATTAAATGACGTAGTTAACAAAGACCTTACTCGTACTCACCTTAATCAACATAAAGATGAAGTACAAAAGGGTGGAAAAGTTACCATTCTTCGTAAGGGGTATGTTGTAACAAATAATATCGAAGGTACACCAAGCGCTGGAGACATCGCTTATGTACATAACAATGGTAACATCAGTAATGGTGCTAGCATTGCCGTAGCCTCTTTGGCTGCCTCCGGTAACTTAGCTATTGGTAGGTTTATGACATCCAAGGATGAAGACGACTACTGCAAAGTAGAAATCAACCTTCCGCAGGCTAACGTAACTATTTAGTAAACCTTTATGAGATTAAGGAGATTATAGAATGTCTTATACAGATAGACCAAGCGATGAATTTATCTCGCTACTTAAGCAATCTGGCGACAGCGATCTCGGAGTTGCATCTGCAGCTCAACGTGAGTTTGCTAAAGCCTTAGAACTTCCACTCCGTAAAGGTGTTTTGGTTGGCAACATTCTTGGTGATATTTTTGAAACCATCAATGTAGAACCCGGAGCAACCACGGAGTATCCATTAGACCTGATTTCACCCGGACTTGAAGGTGAGCACGTTGCTTACACCAATCCCGGTCACGGTAGAATCCCAGAACGTAGCGTCGAAGGCGACTACGTAATGATTCCAACCTATAGCATCACTAGCTCAATCGACTACTTACTTCGATATGCTAGAGAAGCTCGTTGGGACATCGTAGCACGCGCTATGCAAGTTCTGGAAGCTGGTTTCACCAAGAAACTTAACGATGACGGATGGCACACCATTTTGGCTGCTGGCGTTGATCGCAATATCTTGGTTTACGATGCTGATGCTACTGCAGGTCAGTTTTCCAAGAGACTCGTTTCTCTGATGCAAACCGTTATGCGCAGAAACTCTGGCGGTAACAGTGCTTCAGTTGGACGTGGACGCTTGACAGATATGTATGTCAGCCCAGAAGCTCTTGAAGACGTTAGAAACTGGGGATTAGATCAAGTTGACGAAGTTACTCGTCGCGAAATCTACACCGCAGCAGAAGGTGGAGCACCTATCACCAGAATTTTTGGTGTTAACCTCCACGACCTTGATGAACTTGGCGAAGGTCAAGAATATCAGGACTTCTTCACTGGCCAGCTTTCTGGCGCAGTTCAAGGTTCTGACGTAGAACTTGTTGTTGGTATTGACCAGTCAGCCAACGACAGTTTCGTGATGCCCGTTAAGTCTCAGCTTGAAATCTTTGAAGATCCTACTCTTCATAGACAACAGCGAGCTGGATACTACGGCTTCATGGAAATGGGCTTTGGTGTTTTAGATAATAGAAGAGTTATTCTTGGCTCATTCTAATATCCCCTAAAACCCATTTTATCAAAAGCCACCCTCATATACTTGGGGGTGGCTATTTTTTTACGTGTATATATTAGTGTAGACACGTTATTTTTAAGGAATAGGAGACAAGCAAATGGCTGCTTTATCAGACTATTTAGAGTCAGGGGTGCTAAACTGGCTCTTTAGAGGCGTATCTTTTTCAGCTCCTAGCAACATATCAATTGCATTGGTTAGTGGAGTTAAGGCTAATGAAAGAGAGCGCGATAATGTTACAGGCACAACTATTTTAGAGCTCCCAAGTGGAGATGGTTCAACCTTAACGGGTTATTCAAGGGTAAACCTTGGAGCCCCATCTAAAAACACTTGGAGTTTTACAGGAGAAGATTTTGAAGCTGGAAGTGGAGTTATTAGAAATAGTGGTCAAATAGTATTTCCAACCGCCCTCAAAGATTGGGGTTGGGTATCTGGAATTGCTATCGTTGACTCACCAACTCATAGTACTCACCCGACTGACAATCCGGGCAATGTGCTAATGCATGCACAATTGAGTAACCCAAGAATCATTTATGCTGGTGATAATGTCAAGTTTGACTACCAGTCCTTAGAAATCAGCTTCAAATAAGGTAGGTTTATAAATGGCTATCCGTGATAAATTTACGATAATCGACAACATAAAAACAGAAATAGTAGACAACTCGTCTATGTTAATTTCTCCTTATGATGTTAGGCATAATATGCTTGACATTGTTGATTCCGTTCATAACTTATTGGATAATGCAGCTATCAACACACTTAATTTTGCAACGCCTTCTACTAGGAATACTCTTGGTGGAGAACTTGCTCTTGGTAGTACCATTAGGCTGGCAGGATATTCAAGTAGCGACAACTCAGCTTTTGGATATAAAGCTTTAGAAAAGAATTTTAATGGTAATAAAAATACAGCAGTTGGATCATACTCTCTTGGCTGTAGTGTTTTTGGAGATGGAAACACGGCTGTTGGCTATAAGTCAATTGGAGGATCAACTCACGGAGGCAGCAATGTCGCTGTAGGCTCCAAAACTTTATTCAGCAACAAGCACGGAAGCTATAACATAGCGATAGGTCACGGGGCAGGGTACTACCACGGAAGTGGCGTTGGGTCAAAATATGATTACAAGTTCTATTTAGGAGCTGGCCCTACTGAAGACCCAGCAGACTGCTTAATACCAGAAGGAGACGGCCCTGTCCCTCTGATGTATGGAGAGCTTAACAATTTAAGACTTGCTGTAGGCGCGAAAGCACTACACGGCTACGGTGAGCTACAAGTAGCAGGTACAGTATCTCCTTCTACTTCAGGTAATAGAAATTTAGGCCATCCCCTATACCCTTGGAGTAGTCTGTTTGTAAACGATAAAATACAGTCAACCAAAGACTACTTAAATATAGATAACGCTGTCTACGTATCTGGAAGTAAGGTTGGCATTGGCACAGGTTCTCCCTCTGGGGTTCAAGGGCTTTTAACTGTCAATGGTAATATAGTACCAAAATGTCATGATGAAGATTCTATTGGACACCTACAATTAAGATGGAAAGAGGGTCATTATAAGAACCTATATGTAGATACTTTGCAGGCTTCTACCTTCAATCACATAACAGAGTGCCTATACGAATGTAAGACTCTTTGGTTAGCTACTAGTGGACTTTGTGAGGGTGGCTCTAGTGAGGCGTGCGGATATTTAAGAGATGAAGACCTAACAAGGGCAGGTATGGTTCTTACTGCCAGCGGTGACGATAGTGCGCAGGGGCTGTGCCCATACTATTCCGATGGTACAAATTGGATTTACTATCCATCCGCATTAGACTCCGATTGTGGATGTGAGTGCGGAGAGGGCAATTGTGCTCCAACAAATCTCAAGGTTAATGGAGTCCTTCTTTCAGACCAGACCGCCGTTGGTAATGGAATTGGAACGGTCGCTTATGGTACTTGCGATCCTACGCAAAAGATATATCTAAGATCCTACGACTGGGCTTTCAAGCCTTCCGGCGATCATGTTCCAACCACGTGTTTAGAGGATGACAACCCATACTCAAGAAATTCTTGGCATAGTAATATCAGTGTAGAAGTTGCATCTGGAAGTCATATACAAACAGATAGAATTATCGGTAGAGAAAGACT